TTCTTATTCATCTTACTAATTATTCACAATTCATCCAACCTGTCATAATATACTTCTCACCTTTTAGAGGTGGATTACCTCGATGAACAAATGGATAAGCTGCAGGCCAAAAAACAAGCCTTCCAGTTTTTGGTTTGACTCTTACTGATTGATGTAAAAATTCAGTTTCTCCTCCTTCTTCTACATCATTTAAATATAGCGAATAAACAATAACTCTATGAGGACTATCTTTTCTAGATCCATGTTCAATATGCCAAACGTGATACCCTTCTCCAGGTAAGGTTTTTTGTATTTTAAAAGGCACATATTTAAAATGATCATAATATTTATCTAAAGCAGTATTATCAATATATCTTTTTAAAGCTATGTCAAAATTAGCGAATAAAATTTTAAAATCCTCTACCCATCCATTTACATTTACAGATGTATCTTGTTTTTCATTTAGTGGAGATTTTTCTGATTGTAGTCTTTGATAAGCTTTACCAAAACTCACTTGTTCATTGTAATAATTTATTACTGCCTTACAATCTTTTTCAAGGATAAAATTATCACAAATTCCAATGTGATGTTGCATTTTTATTGTTTTATCATTTACCATTTTAAAAAACTCTTTGTTTTAAAACATTCAAAATATACTCACGATCTTCTTCTGAGTGTGTATTACCTGTTTGTAAAACGTAATCATCGTTAATGTGATGTGTGAAAGGCCCGTTTTGGTCAACATAGTGCATAAAGACTTGAGCCATACCGTCTCCTTTATAAACACCAAATCTACCGTGTGTGTCCTCAACTCCTAAATATAATACGGCATCACCTATATTTATTTCAACCTTTGTGCCATTTATTGTTAAAGGCCAATTATCTGTTTTGTTTATACAAGCAGTTAAACTTACTTCACAAGCAGGTCTATCGTTATGATCTTCTAATTGAGATCCAAATCCATAGTATCTCCAAAATGTATATGTTTTATAAAGTTTTAAACCAGAGGCTTTTTCAACTATTTCTTTTTTGTAATCTAATAAAGTATTCATTAAGGGATCATCTTTAAATTCTGGACATAAAGCTCTTTTTAAATCACGCTCAGTAAAGTTCCTCTTGATTTTACTTGGGTCTTTTATAGCGTTTAAACAATAATTTTGTAGCAGTTTTAATTCATCATCACTGAAAAACTGTTTCAATATTTTAAATCTAAAATTTTTTCTTATGACAGCCATGCTACAATACTATACCTCGTCCCTTTAGTTATTGGTTCAATCATATGTGGATATAAAAAATTAGAAGGAAATGCTAATAAACTTCCTTTTTTCAAACTGATTCTTTTTATTTCTTTAAATCTTTGATCACCAAAAACAACGTCTCCACCTTCGTAATCATCATTTAAGTTCATTATAATACTTAATGATCTTGGAGTAGGATTCGAGTCATCTGTGTGATAAAGATATTGTCCGCCAGATGTATATTTTAAAAAATCAACTTGTTTTAAATTGCTTGCGCGCACTTGCGGAAAAATAATTTTATATTGTTGGTAAAAATTAAATACTTGATCATACACTAATTTAAAATATATTTGTTCGGAGATAGTTTTTGCACTAAGACTTTTACCCCAAACTCTTCTATATTCTGTATTTTGAGCAATTGTTGGGAGTTTTCCTACGCACATTTTTTCAGCATATTCTACACACTTATCGCAGAATATATCTGGTAGAATTTTGTTATAGGATATAATGGCATCTTCTATTTTCATTTTAATTTTTTGAATTGAACCATATTAACTTACCTAAATTTTTTTGTAAAGATTTATAAATTATCATATTTTTTTAATTAACTTTCCAATATCAGGTAGCCAAGCATATTTTAAAGGAGATCTCTTCATCATCCATTTAAGATCATACAAATTTTCAACTATCACATGCCCAGGAAAATTTAAACTAGTATTTAATAACATTCCATTACTTTTACTTAATAAGTCATAATAATGTTTGTTTTGTTTTTTACTAACTGTATGCACTCTACTAAGTTTATTAATAGAAGATACACTTGGTAAATCTTGCTTAGTTTTAAAAACATATAACATATAGGGTGATATTGTATTTTTAATATGAAAATAATTATTAGATTCTTCTTCAGTAACACTTGGAGAAAAAGGTCTATACCATTCTCTTTTCTTAATATTATTGATTTCAAAAACAGCACTTTTGTTAAAGGGATTCATTAACAAAGAGCGATTGCCTAAAGCTCGTTGACCTTGCTCTGATCTACCTTGAAATAAAGCTACTGGTGTATCTTTAAGTATATTAGCAACCTTTTGACTATCTGTTTCAACAATTTGCCAATCTTTAAACAAAGTTTCAAGATATTGATAATCAGGCTGCGGTCCTAAATAAACATTTTCTAATGGTTTTATTTTGCCGTTTAGATAATGATTTACTTGGCCTAAAGATATTCCAGAGTCATTACATAATGGATCTATATTAAAATTTTTATTATATAAATAATTAGTATTAGCTAATATATTTTGTGCACATCCGCCAGAGTAATTAACATTATCCTTTGGTATTACTGAGTTAATTTCTTTTTCAAAATTTTTTTGAAAACTATATAGATAGTCCTGAGACCTTATATCATTTTTTTCTTCTGACAAAATAAAATCTTGCTCTAGAGATACTTCCCTTGTGCCGTATTGAGACAATGCCATTAGTTTACCTTGCATACCAATCGCATGAACTCTATGTAACTTTAATAAGGCTGCTGTCATTCTATCATATTTAAGACCTATTTCTTTTGTATCTTTGTAGGTACAATGAAAATTTTCATTGTAGATTGATTCAGACTCAACAAAATTTTTTTCTTTTATATATACACCATTTCCATCAATAACTACGTAATTTTTATTTTTACCTAAACTTGCTTTAGAACAATAGGCATGCCATAAATGATGGTGTCTTGTATTTAAAGTATCATTAAATACAATTTCTGTATTTTTATGAACTAAATCAAATCTAGCAAAATTACTTTTAAACCACCATCTGTCGAGGCTATAATCTTCATAAACTAAATCCGTCAATAATATAATATCAAATTTAATATTTAAGGAACTTAAATGATAAAACAAACTACCTGTAATATAAGATCTAGTTTTCTGTTTAGTAAACCTATCAACTTGACAATGCTCTATAAGATAATTGTCTTTTGTTATTGTGTAAGCACCATCATGACCTAAATGAAGAGATAAGATATACATTTATAAATTATTAGCATATAATATTTAACTTAGCTATAAAATAAGCCATTATAAAAGCACCTCTAGATCAAAGGGAAAATTCTGTTATAATTAGCCATGCCTTTAGCAAAAGTTAATATAGCACCAGGATTTGATAAACAGTCTACGCCAGCAGACGCAGAAGGTCGATGGGTCGATGGTGACAATGTAAGATTCAGATATGGTGAACCTGAAAAAATAGGTGGCTGGTCAGCTTTAGTTGATAATAAATTAGTAGGTGCAGCTAGAGCTCAACATGTTTGGGCAAACACAGATGGTAAAAGATACGCAGCTATTGGTACCGACAAAGTTTTAATTATTTATTTTGACGGTGCTTTTTATGATATTACACCACTAGATACAGATAATTACTCAACAGGCGCAAACATAACAACGACCAACGGATCAACAACAGTTACAATCACTACCACGGGTATTCATAATCTTGTTGTGGGAGATATTATAACTTTTGCAAACGCTGGTTCTTTTGGTGCTGATACTAATTACACAGCTGCAGATTTTGATGATAAATTATTTGAAGTTCAAAGTGTTCCCACAACTTCAACTTTTACAATTACGATGCCAACAGCTGAAACTGGTTCAGGCGAAACAAACGATGGCACACTTGATGTAAGACCATATGTTCCTGTTGGACCATTAACCCAAACTTCAGGTTATGGTTGGGGCACATATCTGTGGGGTGGAAGAACAGTAGCTCAACTTACAACAACTATGAATAACGGTGGCAACATGGCGGCAGGTGCTTCATCCGTTATCTTAACAGATTCTTCTAATTTTCCTTCATCAGGCAAAATTAGAATTAATAATGAAGATATGGAATACACAGCAAACAACACCGGAACAAATACAATAAGTGGAATTACAAGAGGAATTAATGGAACTTCAGACGTAGAGCACGCGGACGGATCTACAGTGACAAATATTACTGATTACATAGGATGGGGTGATGCGTCTACGTCAAGCACAATAACAATTGAACCTGCAAATTGGTCGTTAGATAATTATGGAAATTTACTAATTGCAACAATTCACAATGGTGAAACTTTTACTTGGGATGCTTCAGCTACTAACGCTTTACAAACAAGAGCAACAATTGGATCAGGTATGCCAACTAAATCAGTTATGACAATTGTTTCAGACAGAGATAGGCATTTATTTCATTTAGGCACAGAAACAACTATTGGAACAGCCACATCACAAAACAAAATGTTTATCAGATTTTCTGATCAGGAGAGCACAAGTGTTTATGCGCCAACATCAACAAACACTGCTGGAACATTTCAATTAGATGACGGCACAAGAATTGTTGGAGCCTTTAAAGGTAAGGATTACATTTTAGTTCTTACTGACACTGCTGCTTATGAAATGCAATTTGTTGGTCCACCTTTCACATTTTCAATTAGAAAGGTTGGTTCTAATAATGGTCTTATGGGTCAACACGCAGGAGTTTTTGCAAATGGTGCAGTATTTTGGATGGGTAAAACAGGTGGGTTTTATGTTTATGATGGAACAGTAAAATCATTACCTTGTCTTGTAGAAGACTTTGTATTTACAACGGACGGAAATAATCCTGGAATAAACTATGACTCAGGTCAAATTGTATTTGCAGGTATAAATGAATTATATTCAGAAATAAATTGGTTTTATCCAACTTCAGGATCAAATATAGTCAATAGAGTTGTAACATATAATTATGATGAAAATGTTTGGACTACAGGAACTTTAGACAGAACTACTTGGATTGGATCTACGGTATACGAAGTGCCTTATGCAACTGACTATAATGCATCTGATGCACCTACTTTTCCAACTGTAAGTGGTGTATCTAATGGTGCAACTATTTACTACGCACACGAGGTTGGTTTAAATCAAGCTAACGGAGATGGTTCACAAACAGCGATAACTTCTTTTATTAAATCAGGTGAATTTGATTTGAATGGTAGACAAGGTGTTCCGGGTGATGGTGAGTTTTTAATGAGTATTAAAAGATTTTTACCTGACTTTAAACGTATTAGTGGTAACGCAAAAGTAACAATATTTTTAAACCAGTTTCCACAAGGCACAACAGCTTCATCAAGTCCACTCGGACCTTTTACAGTAAGTTCAAGCACTTCAAAAATTGACACAAGAGCAAGAGCGAGATTAGCTTCTGTACAAATAGAAAATGAAAATTTAGATGAGAGTTGGAGATATGGCACATTTAGATTTGATGTAAGGGTTGATGGAAGAAGATAATGGCAAAAATAACCATACAAATTCCTGAACCTAAGTCTGAGTATTCACAAGAGGATCAAAGACAGATACTTCAAGCACTTAGAACTCTCCAGTCTCAGTTGAACTTCTCATATGAGAATGATATAAAAAACAAACAAGATGCATTTACTTATTTTTTATCATGACAATACAATATAAAAGCACAACATTTGATTTAACGACAACAAACATTACGACAGTTTTAACATGTCCTTCTGATGCAACAATATTAGTTAAGTCATTTCAAGCATCTCATCAATCTGCAAGTAATATAGATGTTGATGCATATTTACAAAAATCAGGTGGATCTAATGTTGAAATAAGTCATGCACAACTTAATAAAAGTTTTACTAATATGGTCAGTGATACATTGAATATGGAAGCATCAGATGTTTTAAAAATACAAGCTGATACAGCGAATACAATAACAGGTGTTGTAAGTTATGCATTATTAGATAGATCTCAAGAGAATGGCTAAGAAAAAATCAATCTTTGGAGTAAATAACTACCACAAACGTACACCAAAAAAACGTCCAGGCCAGCACGCAAAAAGTTATAGTAAAAGAAAACCCTATCGTAAAAAGTCTCGTGGACAAGGTAGATAATTTAGTATATTAAAAACGTATGACTGTTTATCATAAAATAAAATGCGAAACTAAAACTATCTATAGAAGTATTAAGACAGGTGAAAGATACGAGACAGAAGAAGCCTTTTTAGCTGAACATCCAAAAGAAGATTTAGCTACTGACGTTGAGGTTCAAGTTCCTGATCTTCCGATATTTAGCAAAACTCAAAAATGAACCCACAAGGCGGAACTGAATTACAATATAAATTTCTACAAGATAATGTAGAAAAGTCCTTGTTAGAACAATTTCAAATATGTTTATCTGTACCTGGTAAAGTTCCTTTATCTGCAAATAAAATAAATATACTTTGGCAAAAAAATTCTTGGGACCAACCACCCTTACAATCATTTTTTAAAGATAAATCAAGACATAAAGAATATGACTATTATGTTTTTAACAGTCATTGGAATTATGAAAATTTTAGAAAAATTTTTGA